AAAAAAGCGCTGGCGCGACGGCGTGGATATGCACGAGGAAGCGTGCGACGAGATTGCCGATATCAGGGTTTATCTCGAACTGCTGGCGAAGTGCTTCGACATCGAGGGCACCAAGCTCGACGCACGCGTGGAGCAGAAGCTGCTAAAGGTCGTCGAGAAGCACAAAGCACGTTTGGCCACTGTTTAGGAAAGACCACCCCCATGGCATTTCACGTCGGGCAGAAAGTGGTTTGTGTAAATGCCGAGGCGACCGGCGGCATAGGATCATATCGCGCTCCGATCAACACGGAGTTCGAACTGGAACGCGGCCAGATTTACACTGTCCGCTGGGTTGGTGATTTTGAACATCCGGTTTTGAGAAGCGGTGTTGAGCCTTGCGTGCATTTAGTCGAAATAGTTCGTGATCTTTGCGGTGGTCGAGTTTGGAGGTACCGTTTCGTGCATCACGCTTCCGCCCCCTCACCACCCAAACCCAAGAGATCAGCTTCACCCGTGGCGCCCCGAGAACGTCAGAGCGATGGGATAACAGGAAGGTGAAGGTGGACGCATGAGCCTGATCGCCCTTCTCGTTTTCCTTCTGATCGGCTTTGCGATCGCACTCGCCGGATCCGTCGCACTGATTTTATACATCGCCCACCGGCTGATGCGTGGCACGTACAGGGAGTGAGATCATGGATGACCTCGACCTCGAAGACCTCTGCGATTTGATCGATTCCTATCCGGATCACATCGGCTGGCCGCTGGCGTGGCTTTTGTTCTGGTGGATGTTTTGAAATCTTGGTACTGCGATCAGTGTCATGTTGAGGTGTATGGACGCCGATGTCCGTATTGCGGAAAGTTGAGAAGCGATAAGAAATGACCCTCGCCTTCCTCTGGTTCATCCGCAACGCCTGGACCTCCACCCGCTTCGCCGCTTGCGTGAATCTCACGTTGGTTTGCCTGCTGTGCGATGCCGTCATAATTGTGAAGTTGCTGGAATGACACCTGCTGAACTCCAGCGCATCGGCATCCGCATCTACGGCCGCACCCACTGGCGTAGCCAGCTCGCGCTTAACCTCGGTGTCGACGTTTCCACGATCTGGCGGCAGTCCCGCAAGGAAAAACTGTCGCACCTGATGGAAGTGGCGGTCCGCGGTCTCGCCGAGAAGCACCGGCAAGGTCTTATTGTTTCCAAGATCGTCATGGAACGGTTACGCAAGGAAGGTAGATTAAGACCAAAGTTGAAACGGAAAACCAAGAGGAGAAAGAATGTCGATCGACCACAAGCCGATATGGATCATGCTGTGGGTGCTGGCGGCGCTGTTTGTGATGAGCCTGCTGCTGACGAGACACCCGCAGCGTCGCATCGAACTGACGTTTGAGCAGCGGTGGGAGCCGGTGAAATTAATTTCGACACCCCGTTGACAAGTAGTCAGAGGTAGTCATACTTCGCGCTGTCCGGTGCTTTCGAACTGATCGCCAGCCAGAGCCGCCGGATACGAGGCGTCGCTTTAGCCCCCTACCCCCCGGCGGCGCCTCGTTTCCCTTTTCAAGGAGTTTGTCGTGGCCTATGTTTTCGAAAGCACCCCCGATGGTCGGCAGGCCGAGACTTCAATTCCGGTAACCCGCTTCCGGCCGCGCTATCGCGCGCTCACCGATGACGAGAAGAAGCTGCACGACGAGTTGAAGGCCAAGGCCGACGAACTCGACCAGATGTTCAAGCAGGTCAAGGATGGCCGCTACAAGTCGCTGGCTATCACTTCGTTGGAACAATCGATCATGTGGATCGTCAAGGAATTGACGTCATGAACGATAAAGAAGCAATCGATATGATGCAGCGCTGTCTCGCAGAAATACGAAGTGTACGCGAACAAATCAAATACTTGGAGCCACTGGCGGACGCGTATACCGTGTTGCGGGATATAGTGAGAATGGCGGCGCCCAGAAGTGGTGCAATGACAGCCGCGCAAGACATTATTTGGACCTTGGAGAAGCGCATCCGCGAGTTGGAGGATGCCAATAAGCCGAAGCCAAGTGACGAATGAACCGCCTGCTCCCACTCAAGACCATCTCCACGCTGCGCCGCCGCAAGCGGCCGGTGATGGTGATGACGACCTCGGTGAAGATCCCGCGCACGCTTGACCGCGCCATCAAGCAGGCCGCGCGCAAGGAGGGCATCACCCAGTCGCTGTGGATCAGGCGGACGCTGGCGTCGCAGATCAACTTTTTGCAGGCGGGGGATTAGGATCGTGCCACAGGATCACGCGTATAATATAATGTATTTAACGAAAGCCTTGACGTTAATTGGTGAAGCGAAACAAGGCATGGCGTTGTTAGACCAGCAAATCGCAATAAAGCAGCTTCTGCTTTATGAAATGGAAGCGATGGTGAAGGCGCAAATCAAATGAAGATCGCCCTTTGCACCACGACCATCCACGTCCCGCATGCCCTCAAGCTGTTGCGAAAGTGCAGTGCCGACGTCCGGTTTTTCGTGGCGGGGGATCACAAAACACCGAATGCGACTTATGAGTTGCAGCGGGAAATACCAGACTATTATGCTTTTTTGGATGTTGCCGTTTGGAAGTGCTCCGAGGCGATCGGGTGGAACACGTTGGCACGACGCAACATCGCTTTTCTTGAAGCGCTCAAGTGGGGCGCCGACGTCATTTACTCTTGGGATGATGATAATCTGTGTGTTGACCAATTTCATTTTTCTAACATAGAGCGTTTGTTTGATGGATTTGCCTTTCGCTATGTAATAGGAAAGACCGAACCGGTGCGTGAAGTTTTTTTACGCAGGTTTGACGGTATCCAGGTCGGCGGCCATGACTGGTTCGACCCCGGCTCCCTGCTGATCCCCCACACCCGTCACCGCGGCTTTCCGATCTCCATCCCGCATCGAACCAAGGCCGAACCCGTCACTGATGTTAAAATAGGCGTTGCCGCCGGTCTCGTCATCGGGGATCCCGACATCGACGCTGTCACCCGCATGGAGCATCGCCCTGACATCGGGCAAGTGCATCTGTTCGGACAGACCGGTGTGGTTGTCGATCCGCATACTTGGACCGTGTTCAATAGCCAAAACACGGCCCTCATCCGCGAACTGATCCCCTCATGGTTCATGATGCCCAACGTAGGGCGCCATGACGACATCTACGCTTCTCTAATCGTCCAGCGTGTCGCCCGCGAGCGCAACCTGTACGTCCACTTCGGCCCGCCGTTCACTTACCAGCAGCGCCATCAACACGACCTGTTGAAGGACTTGCGCGCCGAGATCTATGGCATGGAACATGTCCTGTCGCTCGCGGCCCTGCTCGACGCAATCATTTTGCCCGGCAAGAGCGTGATCGAGGACACGCGGATTATCTACAGGCAACTACTGCATTGCGAGTTTCTGCCGAGGAAGTCTGTCGAGGCCGGGCTGCTGTGGCTTGAAGATATCAAGAGCGTTTTGTGATGGAGGCATTTCCGTTACAGTGGCCGGAAGGATGGCCCCGAACGCCGGCAAGTCGCCGCGGAGCCTCCAGATTCGGAAAGAACCTAGGCTTCAATCAGATTCGCGAACTGCAACGAGAGTTGAAGTTACTGGGTGCGAGAGATGTTGTTATTTCATCGAACGTGCCGATTCGGAATGACGGCTTGCCTTATGCTTCGGAGTCGAAACGTCGCTATGACGATCCCGGTGTTGCAGTTTACTTTATGTTGAAAGGCAAGCGGCTTTCCATGGCGCGGGACAAGTATTGGACGCCATGGGAAAATATCAGATCGCTTGTGCTGACCATTGACGGACTTCGTTCGATGGAACGTCACGGCGGGTCAACGATGATGGATCGTGCGTTCTCGGGCTTCACGGCACTTCCGAAACCGGGTGGCGCTGACTGGTGGGAGGTGTTGCAGGTGCCGCGTACCGTTTCGCGAGCAACCGTTGAGGCAAAGTTTAGAGAACTGGCACGAGAGCGCCATTCGGATCAGGGCGGTTCGGACACTTTGATGGCTGAGCTTAATCGCGCTCGTGCGCAGGCGTTGCAGGAAATTCGGGCATGAAACTTGCCCTCGCCTATTCAACCAAGGATCAGGTCGAGCTGACCGAGCAGACGTTTCCGATTTTGCGTGATGGTCAGCACGCGCTATATTGGTGCGACGGATCGATCGAGCGGCACGGCCAGCTTTTCTTCGACGCATGGAAGGGAATCACAACCGGTGCCAACGGAATGGTGCGTGGTGGTGCCGACGCGGCGATTGCATGGAAGCTGTCGACGGTGTTGAGTGCATCGCAGGAATTTACTTACATCGGCCTGATCGAGAACGACGTCTTGCTCGGCGAAGACTGGCTCACGCCGACCATGGAGTTGTTCGAGAAAGGAAAACAAGATGGACTCGAAGTTGGTGCCGTCTCGCCTCGATCCTATGTGGATCGAATACTTGTACAACGCGATGGTTACGCGGTCATGCATAACATCGGTGCCGGTGCTATCATCTTTACCCGTGAAGCGGCTAAGATCGTGCTGCGATCTTTTCGCACGCACTGGTGGGCGGATAATGTGCGGATGTTCGCCCAGATTTCTGGAGTCGACCTTCGAACCTACGCCTGCTTCGCCGGTCGCGAGCAATTCGTCACCACCGATTGGGGATGGGAAGCCCAGCTCGCAAGACACGGACTAGCCAGCCTCGCGCTGACCCCGGCGAAGTGCCAGATGATCGGGCAGAACCCGCCGCTGAAAGAGCAGGGCCTTGCCTTGATGACGTCGGATCACGTTTCGGATTTACAGTGTCGCAACAAAAGCGTTTACGATGCTGCTTTTTCGTTGTATCGAGACAACCTAGTCAAAATTCGATCGGGACAGTACAAAATCGACGTGCCCGGCATCATTCACCGCCAGAACGGTGGCATGCTTTTTTTCCCGCATCAACTCGGTTACCTGGCAGGAGGCCCGACATGGCAAGGCAATTTGGAATTGCAAAATTCCCAGGGCTTCGGCCCGTTCGCTTACCGCGCTGGTCCGGACGGCGCGTCACTTACTGTGCGCATCTCCGGTTCCTGTTCATTCCTCGTATCTGGCGCAGGCGCAACTGTCATCCTGACCGACACCCGCTCTGGATATAGGGCCGAGCCCCCGCTGCCGGCAGATCAGATTGTCGAATTACAGGTGCCCGGCGGCCCGGTGCCGCGGAACATCGAGATGAAGTTGGGTGAGGGCGCAATTTTTTATGGTATCCAGACAGCGGACCCGCAGATGCTCGACACGACGTTCAGGTTCGATTGGTCGCAATTGCCAAAGGTGGCGTGATGCCGTTGCTTCGCGTGCCGAAACGAATGCCGACTCGTGAGATGCTTATAGGAACATTGGAAAAACTCGAAGGAGTAAAAAATGTTCTCGTCATCGTGGAAGATGAAGCAGGATGCTGGGTGATGCACGAAAACGATACGACTGCAGAACGTTTGAACTGGATGGTCGATCGTGCAAAGTTTATGATTCACGAGGTATAATCTGATGAAAAAAGCCCTTGTTCTCGGCGCTGCCGGCTTCCTCGGTTCTCATATGGAGCATCGCCTGAAGCAAGAAGGGTATTACGTCGTCAGCGTTGCCCGCAAACCTCTGACCTATCGCAGGAGTGTCGCCGATGAATTCAATATTCTGGATCTTGCTAACCCTCCTGAGTTTCACGCTCATTATTTCCGTCACGAGTTTGCTAGGGTCTATCAATTCGCGGCCGAGACAGGCGGTATCGGCCATATTGGCAATCCTGATCATGACGTTGCTATTCTCACGAATTCCTTGAAGATCAATCTTCACACCCTGGAGGCGATCCGGAAGACGCAAAGTGTCGGTAAGATTTTTTTTGCGTCGAGCCAGTGCGTGTATCCCGACAGGTTTGACATCGATCCGTTTGCTGCCGAGAGAATTACGGATTGGACTGAAGGATTTACACCTTTAGGATCAAGACATAGTTTTTCGCATCGCGAGTCCGATGCCAGCTTCAATACGTTCGCGTTCGGAAAGGAGAAGCTTTATGCCGAAGCGCTTTACGAAGCTTACGCTCGCAACTATAACATCGCAGTACGCATTGGACGATTGGGTAATACTTACGGCCCGTACTCCACGTGGCAAGGTGATCGAGCTAAAGCTCCCGCAGCAGTGTGCCGAAAGGTGGCTCAAGCGCCTTACGCCGGAACAGTTGACCTCTGGGGCAACGGCGGTGTCCGTCGATCCTTCACCTATGTCGACGACGCAATCGACGGTATCCAGCGACTGATGGATTCAAATTACACCCAGCCGCTCAACATCGCCAGCGCCGAGACCGTGACGATCATGGACCTGTTCGAGACGATCCTGCGAGTGTCCAACAAGGTTCTCGCCCATCGCTGGGTGGACGGCCCGGTCGGTGTCAACGCCCGAGGCAGCGACAATACACTTTGCAAGCAGGTCCTGAACTGGGAGCCGCAGACCTCGCTGTCCAAGGGGCTCGCCATCACGTATCCGTGGGTGAGGGATCAGGCCTTGACGAAAGTAAACGCATGACAGAAAAATTTGAAGACTTGCCGCAAGGAGGATTTATAACCCCGCAGCAGAAAGCTACGGAAGTGGTTCCGCTGGATGCTTATGCGGTAAAGCCGCCGTTTGCTACTTATATCGATCGCGTGTTTCGTAGGCGAAAGGTAAAATCTGAAGCTGAGCATGCGCGTTTTATGAGTGCGTTGCTAAATTCAAAAGGTAACAACGATATTGTTATCTTTGATCGAGCGCGTGAAATACTGCGAGAGATGCGGGAACCTTACAAGTGGTTGTTTTCGTACTATGAAATACGAAAGGTGATTATCGCGGATATAAATTGGCTGAAGATGCGGTGGGCGGTTTTCAGAAGGAACGTCGGATTTTAGTGCTTGACGAAGGCCACGGCTTGAGGTAGTCAGAAGTAGTCAATGCGGTAGGTGCTTCACGACTGTGCCGGATTCACAGTTACACTCAGCGAGTTTAGCATCTCGCAAGTCGTCCCGGCGGGCCGTGCTAAGGAGACTAAAATGATTCTTGGCTATATCCGATGCTCCACCGCCGATCAATGCAAAGATGATCGTTCGTCGCTGCAGACTCAGACCGACGTCATCGAGGGTCTTGCCCGCACTCGTGGCGTCGACAAGTTCGGCATCCAGATTTACACCGATGCGGGCGTGTCCGGCGCGACAAAGCTGTCGTTCCGTCCGGCCGGCGCCGAACTGCTCAAAGCTATGCAGTCCGGTGACATCGTCGTAGCATCCAAGCTTGACCGTATGTTCAGATCGGCATCTGACGCTCTTGCCATGCTGGAGGAGTTCAAGTCGCGCGGCGTGCACCTGATCCTGTACGACATGGGCGCCGAGCCCGTGACTTCCGGTGGCACGGCGCAATTGCTGTTCGCGATCCTGGCGGCCGTTGCCGAGATGGAGCGCGGGCGGATCAAGGAGCGCACGGCCGAGGGTCGCAAGGCCAAGAAGGCGCGCGGCGGCGCCGTCGGTGAGGTGCCGTTCGGGTACCGGAAGGTCGGCGAGGGCCGGGCGGCTATCCTGGAGCCTGACGAGAAGGAGCAGGCGGCGGCAGCGCGCATGAAGGTGCTGGCGCGCACGGCGAGCTTGCGGGAGATTGGACGTCAATTGGCAGTGGAGGGGTTCGTCTCGCGCGCCGGGACGCCTTACTGCCCGGCGGCTATTGCGAGGTTGATGGGGAATGCAGATCAGTGAGGAATTGAAAGGATACGCAAATGTTTGAGAAGATGGACGCAAAATTTTCCGGCGTAATATACAAGATCAAGGACGGCTCGATTGTCCCCGATGACGAGTATATTGTTTTCCTCGTCAAAGACACCGCCTTTGCTCACATCCTACCACTTTATCGGGACGAATGTATTAGGCTCGGGGCAGATAAGGAGCAGGTCGCTGCGGTGGATCGAATGATCGTTCGCCTGACGAGATGGCGCTCGACTAACCAGCATCGCGTCAAGGTGCCGGATGCCTTCGGCGAAAAACTGGTCGGCTGAACCCGCAGTTATCAACAGAGTCTGAACAAATGACCAAAGACGAATTCGAACAAACCATCAAGGACGTTTGCCCGCACTGCAAGATCGGTGTGAAGGTCCGGCAGCGCGATGACACGAAGGAATGGGTCCACGATCTTTTCCGCGGTACTGCGATCTCGCACGGCATCTGCCTTGCTACTCACTTCCGAAACAAGCACAAGGATTCGCTGAGTGAGTGAATGGCAGTTGATTAAAACGGCACCGCGTCTCGGGCATATATTGATTTATGTTCCGGGCGCTCGTCAATCTGTGCAAGAAGCATGGTGGAAAATGCCATATGAAGGCGCTCGTCCCGAACAATGTTCGTGGGAAACTATGCGCGGGACGTGTCTTTCAGCGGATGTACATAAAGCTAGCGACGGCAACCCGCTTGGAGCTACGCATTGGATGTCGTTGCCGGAGCCGCCAAAGTGAGTGATCGCCGCAAGCAAGCCACCAACCTACTGATAAAAGGCGAGCAGGTTGCGCAGGACCGCTCACAGCCGACCAACCTCGATCACGCTTATCAGTTAGTTACGTCTGCCTGCTACGCCGATCCCACTTACGCCCGTGCTTTTTACGCCAGCGGTTGCGCTGCCGCCGATCTCCAGCGCCCGCATGCCGCAGCCGCCATGTTTCGTCGCGCATTGGAATGCGGTCCAGAGGCAAATGAGTTGCCGAAAGTGCTGACCAACCTGGCGTGGGAGATCATGAAGGTCGGCGGTCAACTCGAAGCGATCGATCTATTGCATCGCGCGATCGAGTTGGACCCAAAATTATCCCTGCCTTTTATGCATCTCGGATTATGTCATACGACCCTCGGCCAAACCAAGACGGCCGTCGAGTGCGCCCGTAGGTGCGTCGCCCTCGGACCGCCCGGTGACGCCACGGCCGAATTCCAACTGGCGTTTGCCCTGTTGTTCGATGGGCAGTACGCCGAGGGCCTTAAGCATTTCGAAAGTCGCTTTCCGGCGCGGCTGCCGAATTTCACACTATATCCGTATCCTAAATGGCGAGGTGAAAGTGGCAAGACGTTGTTCCTGGTGGCCGATCAGGGTCTCGGTGATACGCTTTCTTTCTCACGGTTCGTTGAAGGAGCGGCGTTGCGTTGCAGATACATTCACATGTGCGTGCAGGGTGAGTTACGGCGTGTCTTCGAACACGCCTTTCGGCACTTGGTTAATCTTAATTTCCTTCCTTCGCCCTCGAACTTTCCGCCGGATGCCGATGCGTGGTCCACCTTCGTCTCACTGCCCTATGCTTTGGGATTGACGGATGACGAGATTATCAATGTCCCCAACATCGACGTCCCTCGCTTCCCGATGTCGAACCAGTGGAAGGTGCCGGATCGTAAATTCCACATCGGCATAGCATGGGCAGGCTCGCCGATGAATGACATCGACAAGCACCGCAATATTCCGATCCACCATTTCCTGGAATTGTATCGCGTACCAGGAATTCAGCTTTACAGCTTGCAGGTCGATGATCGCAAGAAGGATTTGAATTTATGGGGCTGTGCACCCGTGATTAGGGACTTGTCGGGGTACATTAGGGGAGTAGAAGATACTTATTCGCTTTTGCAGTCGCTTGATTTGGTGATTACGGTTGAGTCGGCGCTTGGGCACATTTGCTCGATGGGAGATCACGAGTGCTGGGTCCCGTATAGCTACTTAGGACGTGACTATCGTATAGGTTGTGACGGAACGCGAAGGTTGTGGACCCCCAAGCATCGCATATTCCAGCAATCGGATGACATGCGATGGGAACCGGTATTCGAGCGGATCGTCGCAGCGTTGAAGGAGAAAGTCGGTGGGTGACCATAGGTTTTCTTTTAAAGCTACGTTTGAAATGCATGGCGTAAAAAGTGAGTTGGACCTGCCGTATCATAATTGGTCCGCGTATGACGGTGGCATCGACTCACGTATAACGGAGTGGCTTGAGAGTGCGGCAAAACGAGCCATGGTGAAGTACGACAAACAAGTTGCCGCATATTTCGTTGAACAAAATAAAACGCAGTTAGAGGCGCAAGAACGCGCTGACCTCGAACGCCTTAAGAAAAAATACGGAGAAAGTTAATGAACTGGCGTCCGATGACTGAGCACGTTTTCCCGTGGCCGAACAGAAACGTCATAGTAACTGCTTTCGATAAAAACGAACCGGAGTGTATCGAGATATTTCGGTGCAGGGTTGCCGAACACGGTTCGTTTTTTACAGAGGCGGGGGGAATGATTTCTTTGCATGAGAATGGGTGGATTCCGTTTGCTTGGTGTGAAGATGATGCGCCCTCACGAGATGATGAAAAGTGGCCGCCCATGTTGACGGACTATTTGACGGAGGTGCGGTCATGAACTGGATGAAACCAGTCTTCAGTTCCATGATCTCGGACGTCGGCTGGAACGACGAGACACAGGAGGTGCTGGTTAAGTTCGCCAAGGGCGGCAAGACCGGCGCCTACAAGGGATTTGACGAGGGCACGGCGGAAGCCCTGTCGAATGCGCCGTCGTGCGGTTCGATGTTTCTGAGTGAAATCAAGCCGTTTGCGGAGGGGTGGAGGTACGTATGATTGTCGATGTTCGTGTTACTGAAGACCTCGTACATATGTTGCGGCGATGCCGAACGGTGCTTGGTAATATGGCCGAAGAACGCGAAGGGTATTGGAACGAATTGCTTGGACGTCGCTGGCCTGTCAATCACGAACCACTGCGCATGGATGCAAAAAACCTCGTGCCGTTGATCGATGACTTATTGGAAGCGGTAGATGTCTGACGAAGAAATCCCGCTCACCCACCGGCAGGCCGAAGCTCGCGCTGTCCTGTTCGAACAGATGGCCGCAAGGATCCGACTCAATAAGGACGCCAAGTTCGGTGGTTGCTTCCTCGTGGTTCCCCCAGGCGAAGGCGAGCCATTTTCACTGATCTTGCTCGATCAAGAGGAAGCTCCCATATTCTGGGGCGCGTTAAAGGGGCTTTACGAGGTTGCTATGACCCTTCTTGAAAAGGCGCAGCGCCAGCAGGGATTTGGTCGCTAGCGAATCAAGGCGACGTGCCCAAGCGCGTGCAGCAGCGGGATGATCGCGTAGAACAGCACGATTGCGCCGATCAGGATGACGATCAGGACGTTGATGATGCTGGCGAACGGCTCGGCCACCGGCAGCAACGGGGCCAGCTTCAGCCATACCCAGTAGCAAAAGCCGCACACAAGCAGGATTATTATCAATTGAATTATGAGATCGGGCATGGAACAATCCTCCGGTTAGGTTCACAACGAGCCTGAAGCGGTAAGGTTCCATGGCGGGTTGGTCTCACCAGAAGCGGATCGCGTTCGAGAAGGCGTTTTACGTCTATCTCGACCATGCGGAAATCAACAGCAAGGATCACGGCGAGCCGATCATTCTTGGCCAGTACCTGATGTATGGTCAGAAGGTTTTCATCACTGCGATCTTCGACGGGCTTGAACAGGACATTCACGATTTCTACTGCCTGAAGTCTCGCCAGCTCGGCATCACCACTATCATCCGCGCCTTGTGCGCCTTTTTCCTTGGTGTTCACCGCGGCCTGACCGGTGCGCTCGTGTTCGACACCAACGAGAACAAGAATCTGGCGCGCGATGAACTCGTCACCATCATCAGGGCGCTGCCGGCCAGTTTGAAATTTCCCGGCATCGACAAGGACAACCGCGACGGCCTGACGCTGGCGAATGCGTCGAAGATTTTGTTCAAGTCGGCCGGCATCAAGAAAACGAAATCGTCGGGCACCCTTGGCCGATCGGCCGGTATTTCCTTAGCTCACGGATCGGAATTGTGTTCATGGGATAACGAAGAAGGTTTTGTATCGTTCAAGGAATCGCTATCCGATGTCAATCCAAATCGGCTTTATATATGGGAGTCGACGGCGCGTGGAATGAATATGTGGGCTCGTACATGGAAAGAAGCCCGAGCTAATCTTCGTCATTGTGTTTGCGTATTCATTGGTTGGTGGGCCAAGGACAGTCACCGCATCGAACGCATCGATAAGGACTGGGAGTTTTACGGCGTGCAGCCGCCGACCGAAGCCGAGCAAGCCAAGATCGACCTCGTCAAGAAAATGTATGCCTTCGACGTCAGTCAGGAGCAACTGGCGTGGTACCGCCGCGCCATGGACCCGACCGCGACTGATGACGGCGATGTTGATGCGGGTTTCGAGGCCAGTTCGTTCCAGAAGCAGGAACAGCCGTGGGACGAAGAAGAAGCCTTTCAGATCACCGGCAGCATCTTCTTTGCGGGTGAGAAGCTGAAGGATCAGTCTGACAAGTACGTCAGCCGGAAATTCACGCCGTACATGTTCATGGGCGGTGCCGAGTTTTCTGACATGAAGGTCTACAAGGCCGAGAACACCCGCATGATCGAGCTGAAAGTGTGGGAGCCGCCGCAGCCGGAAGCGGTTTACGTTGTCAGTTGCGATCCTGCTTATGGTGAGAACGAATTGAACGACCGCTCGGCGATCGAGGTTAACCGCTGCTATGCTGACGGCATCGATCAGGTTGCTGAATACGCTTACCCGCTGGTGTCGACCAAGCACCTCGCGCATATTCTTGCCGGCATCATGGCGTGGTACGGCAATGAGCCGCTGACCGAGATACACTATATTCTTGAGATCAACGGTCCTGGCGGCGCGGTACTGCAGGAACTGAAGTCGCTTAAATTCCAGATCGAGAACGGTTATGCGCCGATGGAGGAGCAGGGCCTGAAGAACATTTTCCGTAATGTGAAGCAGTATCTTTATAGTCGGCCCGACTCGTTGTCCGGCGGTAGCGGTGTCTGGCATTTTAAAACGCAAATGCAAACCAAGATCATGATCATGGAGGAGTTGCGCGGCTTCGTCGGCAACGGTCACCTCCATATTCGCAGCGGTGACCTGATCGAGGAGATGAAGACGATCGCGCGGGACGGTGACACCATCGCAGGCGAGGGATCGGGCGAGCATGATGATCGCGTGGTTGCCATGGCGCTTGCCGTGCATTACTGGGACACGCGCATTCGCCGCAACCTGATTGTCCAGAAACGCACGCGGGAGGCCGAGAAGGCCCGCAAGCACAAAAGCATCGTTGACCAAACCTCGTTGTTCCATCAGAATATGATGAGTCAGTTCATGGGACGGCAGGCGCAGTCGAGGCTGAACGCACAGCGGTTGGCGTCAAAGAATGCGTGGAGGTACGGAAGGCGATGACGGAAGTTCCTTTCATTTGTTCGCATACGATGTGGTACTATATGGCCGATGGTTCGATTATCGTCGAAGAAACAGGCGAACCCATGAAGATTATTGAGTCGCAGGAGGACGGGTACATTCGTTTTCGGCTCGAACGAGAAGGTCCGGCCATGAGTGATCCTCCGATTCGTTTGATGACGAACGAAGAAAACAGGAAGTGGATATCTGGATGGCTGTAATTCTTCGTTGTCCCGCCTGCCGTGAAAAATTCAAGTATGATGTCACCGATGGCTGGCCGGATGAATGTCCTCTGTGCAAGACTGATATTAACAACCGTCGCGCTGACGACGATGTGGTGATTCCCGCGTTCTTGAGCCAGAAATCCAAGAATAACGACAAGGTAGTGCGCGACATGATGGACGGCTCCGAGACGCGCGCCAACATGGCCGCCGCAATGGCTGGTGTTCCCGCGTCTGAGATGGCAGGGTTGAAGATTACCGATCTCAATGATCGCAGGGATGCAGAAATTTCAGCCAAGCCCGTACATAATGAGGTGACGCAGCACATGGCGGCTATGCAATCGCGCGGCATGCCAGTCGGTTTTGGCGTTCAAAATCCTCAAGGATATGCCAGTGTGGCTCATACCGGCGTGGAGCCTTATGCAGGGGCCAGAACTCGGACGCGCCTGCAGCGTGCGTTGCCGCCGATCGGGCAGGCTCCGTTGCCACTTCAGATTACGGACAATCCGTATTATAGACGTCCGGCATGATCCCGATCCCGTCAGGCGAGAAGGCCCTCGTTCCGTTCGCGAATGAGTTGATCGAAGTATGCGGCATCAGCCGTGGTATGCGGTCGGCCTATTACCGCCTGCTCAACACTATCGCCGAAACCGGACGTTACGACGGCACCAAGTCGCTCATCAACATGATGAACACGCACTTGGAGCGTACCGCGTCGCATTTGTTCTCGCCGGTTGAATTGAAGTTTGCGCTCGATTACGTCAACGCTTACCCGACGCAGGACATCAAGCGCGGCGAGGTATTTGCCAAACACATTACTCGCCAGTGGGAGGCAACCTCGACCGACGAGATGTTCGGGCGTGGCGTGTTCGAGTCGCTGAAATACGGCGCGGCGATCTTGAAGCAATGGCCCGATGAGACCGGATCGGATACCGACAAGCATCCGGTTTACAGGAAAAAATTGTGTTTGCCGTGGAATTTCGGTGTTTACCGCGAAGACGAGAACGATATCGATGAGCAGGAAGTGCTGTGTGAAACCTCGGCGCTGACCGGTCCTGAAATCTGGCAGCGTATCTACCGCTTTCCTGATGCGAAAAAGTTATATGACAAGATTATGATCAACGCG